GCCCGTGCCGCCGATGCTGCCGCCAATGACGCCCGTGCCGCCGATGCCGCCGCCGCTGCCTCCGATGCCGCCGCCGCTGCCGCCAATGACGACGCCTATGCCGCCACCTATGCCGCCAATGCCGCCGCCTATGCCGCCGCCGCCCCCTCCGTCGCCGCTGCTGACTTCTGGGCGACTGTAGACCCCATCGGCGTATTGGAACGCATGACTTATCTGACAGGAGCCAAACCATGACCGACGACCTCCGCGTCCAACTGCAAGAGCAGGCGCGACAGGCAAAGTATTGGCAGGAGCGCGCCGAATACTGGCGAGACCTATGGTCACGGACCGCGAACCGCCTGATGCAGGTCGACCCAGAGTTCAACAAGCCGAGCGAGACCGTGGCCGACGAACTGAAGAGGCTTGAGCGCATTCTGTCGAGCGACAACCCAAACCCGTGGAAGGACGTGTGATGCCCGTCGAAATCATACTACCAGCCTACAACATCAATCCCGTGCTGGCTCGCAAGCATGAGGCGAAGATCGCCACCTTCATGCACCGGCAGAGGAACGTCGAGTTGAACAGAACGGCGGACTTGCCAGACGACTCGCCCATGAGAAAGGCCCCGCGCCTTAGGTCGGAGTCGAAGCCGACCCAATCCAACAGAGACAAGCCTCTTGTCCCAACTGACAGGGTTCTCCTTGCCCTGCTGAGGGGGCAGAAGCTAACATCAACCGAGATCATGCGCGCGACTGGGCTTAACAGGGATACCCTCAGGGCGGCGCTGCTCAGGCTTTCCAGCCGTGGTCTTCTCATCAAGGAGGTGCGCGGCAACCACATCACATGGCACACAGTAGGGGAGCAGACGCATGTCGAAGAAGCGTAGCGCCGATGTAGGCATTACCGAAAAGCAGTTCGACAGGATCATGGAGTCGATACCGAAGCAACTCCGTCCCGTCGATGTATCGAAGCTACTGGCCTCGATCATCTACTCATACGACATGATCGAGGAGACACCGGCCATCCTGTCCTACGCCGTGATCCTGCTGCGCGAGGCTGGCGTTGCGATTGATCCCAACACCGGCATCATGACGCGCGAAAAAGTTCAAGTGCACTAAAAAATGGGGGGGTGGATAACCACCCCCCCCTAAGTCCACTGTCAGATGTCAGGTCAGGTCAGAGAACCAATGTCCTTATAGGAGTCTTTCAGACCGTGGTCAACCACCTTGTCCATGTCTGTCTCGTGACATCCTGCATTCATACGCTATGGCCTCATAGGCGGCAGCATCAACGTAGTTGTCCTTGTGTGTCTTGCCTTGCATCGTCCTCACATCCTTGACCATCGTCATCATCTTGGCGATGTCCTCTCCATCGAGCGGCACAGTGATGCGATACTTGGCCTTTATCCACGCGGAGAACAGGATCGCTGCATTCTCCATGTTCCTGACCACATCGCCATACTGAGCCTCTCTATGTATGCCGGTGATCTTGATTGCTTCAGCAAGGACAGAGACCCTGTCAGGCAGCGGGCGCTTTGGCCCGCCATTCTGCTCGATCCAGTCCTCGAGATCGATCTGCTCAGTCAAAATGGCAACTCCTCCTCCTCGTCTTCTTCTGAGTCCTCGGCCTTCACTGGCAGCAGACCAGAGAACGGGTCGTCTCCGTTCTCGCTGTAGGTCGATGTTGCCAAGCTATAGATCAGCGCTGCCTTGCCCTGCTTCCCGATCCACGAGAAGCGGCACTTCCATGAATGGATTTCCGACACGGGGGAGTGGGCAGGATCGGGGCGGTGAACGCTGATGCCGCAGTCTGCCTTTGCCCACCATGCGGCAGAACCAGAGATGTCATTGCCGTTCGGCACTGGCAGTTTGCCATCGGTGCCGCGCATCATCTTCGTCGGGTGGGCAACGAACCAGACATGAACCTCATGTGCCTGTGCGAAGAGCCTGACCTGAGACAGCATGTTGGAAATCCAATCTGTCTCGGCAACGTCCTTCGGCTTGGCGATGTAGTTGTAGGGGTCGATGACGGCGCCCCTGATGCCATGACGCATCACCGCAACACGCAGCCGCTCCAAGATGCTGTCGAGAGATGCGAGGCTGCCGTCTGCTTGGTAAAGGAAAGAGAAGTTCGATTGAACAAACGACTTGCCTTGTTCAAGTTCCCGCTTGGTCATGCGAGGCGTAGGCCCGTCGAAGAACGGCTTGCGCAGGTACTTGCTGACTAGCTTCGCGATGTGGAGGCGGGGTTCGTTTTCGAAGGAGCAGATGGCGTGCCGCCATCCCTTCTCTTGCGCGAGGTTGACCATCAACTGGTCAACGAACTCTGACTTGCCGGATGATGGGTGACCTGTGACGATGGTCAGTTGGCCCGGTGCGATGGTGTAGATTTCGTCAACTGTCGGGTAGCCTGTTGTCTCGCCTCTCCCTATGCCCTTGTCGTATATGTCGTCGAGTTGCTGGAAGAAGTGGGAGGAGTCGTAGAGGCCTGAGATCGGCCACGGCTTGCAGTCGGATAGCAACCTGTCGATGCCATCCTGACCGTACTTGAGCCATACGTCATTGGCATCCTTGCATCCCTCTGGGTACTCGACGTACCAGCAGCGGTCCTTGCCGATGCGTCTGGCTATCTCCTCGGCAGCGGCCTGCCCCGGACCGTCGGCATCCGTTGCGATGACGATCCTCTCAGCCGCATCGATCTGCTTCTTGGCGTCCCATACGAACTTGAACTTGCCGTCCTCCTTCGGATCGACGGCACCATCCACCACCTTCATCGGTGCCCCATTGGGGATCGATACGGCACTGCGATAGCCAGCCTCGACGAAGGTTGCCGCATCGACCTCGCCCTCGGCGATGATCATCCAGTCGTTCGGCTCGACGTTCTCGATGTTGAAGAAGGTCTGCGGTGCGCCTTGGCAAGCAAAGCCTTTGGAGGCAATCGCTCGAACCTTGGCTGCGTACTCGTGCCCGTTGTTGAAGTAGGGGAAGACGACGCAATCCGTCTCTTCGCCAACCGCGCGGATGAATGCCCGCGTCTCCTTGATCCTCAGCGTCTCAGCAGTCTTCTGGGATAGACCCCTACTCTTCAACCATCCAAGTGCTTGTTCCGAAAGGGTATTCCAGTTATGCTTCGGCACTGCGTTCACGATGACTCTCCTGACATGAGATGCTCTTTCCTCGAGGGGAACGATCCCCTCTTGCCCACAGTGCCAGCACTTGAACAGTGCCCGCTCTGTCTCGATCTGGATGGAGAGACTACGCTCTCCCTTCTTGCGGCGCTCCGGGCCACATGATGGGCAGACGATCTTGTGCTGTCCGGTCCCCAACCTGTGAGCCTCGCCGCGAACTTTGTGTTCGATCAGCACGGCTTCCTCTTTCTGACTCTGACCGAAGCAGCCTACATGACCACCTCTGAAAGTGTCAATAGGGTTGTGCCGTGCGACACATTGACCACACATGTCTTACACAAGTAGTATATGTATGAAGTATATACATGAGGTATCTACATGTAGGTTCTTTGTAGTTCTGTGTAGTACTATAGGTTGGGTATACCTATACCTACCTATACTAGAGTAGGTAGTACTACCTCTTCTATACTAGAGACTCTAATGATTGACCTTGGATTGTTCTTGTCTAGAGACCAGTAGATGTGTTTGATCTTTACCTGTCTATCGTTCTGGTAAACGATACCCTGCATACAATCCAAGATCACACTCTCGTCTAGGTCAGGTCTTCTGGAACTGTAGTAGATGACCGCCTCGACCTTAACATCGCCCTCGATCATCGTCTTCACTTGGGCGGCACACTGAAGCCGGAAGGCGTCGGCATACGACCTCGCCTTGGCAGACTTGATGATGGCAGGCCTGCCGCCGAAGGTGACAATCTTCCGGCTGTTAGCCTTTGACGCTGGTTCACCGAGGACAGTGAACGTGACATGTTGAGACATGTATTGACCTCTCTGGACTAAGAGTATATGACATGGATCAGGAGGAGACTCAATGAAGATCACAAACAAGCACGGCCTTCCGAAGGCATTCGTGGACTATGCCACGGCTGACCGGTACAGCAAGGGCAATGCTGACATCTCGGTGACCTCTCTCATCGACAGCCCGAGGGTTCGCCTCCTCAAGGACAGGCACTCAAACGACCTCGAGTCGGATGCTGCCGATATGATCTGGCCGCTGCTCGGCACCGCCGTCCACAACATTTTGGAGCAGTCCACCTCCACGGGGAACGTGGTCAAGGAGGAGCGGCTGTTCATGGAGGCGCAGGGATGGACCCTGTCTGGTGCCATCGACCATCAGGAGATCGTGGACAACGTGGTCCACATCACGGACTACAAGGTTACCTCGGTGTGGTCCGTCATCTTCGGCAAGGAAGAGTGGGAACTCCAGCAGAACGTCTATGCCCACATGATCCGCAAGGTGAAGGGCATGGAGGTTGGCTCGATCAGCATCTGTGCCATTCTCAGGGACTGGAACCGCAGGGACGCTGCGTTCAAGCCTGACTATCCGCAGTCCCCGGTGGTGACAGTTCGATTGAACTTGTGGGACAGCGAGAGGGCAGAGGCCTACATCAGCGAGCGGATATCGGCACACCAGTCCGCGCAGATGGACCACGACCTCAACGAGAACTTGCCCGACTGCACCGACGCGGAGCGGTGGGCGAAAGAAGACTCTTGGGCTGTGAAGAAGCCCGGAGCCAAGCGGGCCATCAAGGTGCTCTGGTCGCATCAGGAGGCGATCAACTACGTCGCCACGCTGCCAGCGAAGCACGAGATCGAGCACCGCAAGGGTGAGTACACACGCTGCGCGAACTACTGCGCCGTGTCCGAGTTCTGCAACCAGTGGGCCATGGATCAAGTGTCTTCGGCGGTAGACGGGGAGAATTGGGGGTGAGGGACGGTGTTGATGTCGCAGATGAAGACGACCTGAAGAAGCGATGGTGGTCTTGGCACAAGAAGAACCCGCACGTTTGGAGGCTCTTCGAGAAGTTTACCATGATCGCCATAGGCAGGGGGCACAAGAACCTGAGCGCTTGGCTGATCGTCAACAGGATACGATGGGAGACAAGCATTGAGACGGAGGGCGAGGACTTCAAGATCAGCAACGACTTCATCGCACTCTATGCGCGGTACTTCATGCACAAGCACCCGCAGTACAGTGGGTTCTTCAGAACCAAGCAGATGAAGAGGGCGGACTTGCCCGGCAACACAGATACAGAGGAATGACGATGTCAGAGAAGATGCCAGAACCTTGGGAAGTGCTGTCGAAGATCGACGTATCCCAGCACATCGAGAAGAAGAACGGCCTATCCTACCTGTCGTGGGCGTGGGCATGGGGCGTGCTCAAGCAGCACTACCCCGGAGCATGGTTCCGCAAGCACGAAGACATGGGTGGCCTGCCCTACTTCAAGGACGAGCATGGATACTCGTTCGTGCGCGTCACTGTCGGCCTCGACCACAGCGGAGACAACGATGTCACCGAGACCATGCCGGTCCTCGACCATCGCAACCGCGCGATCCAGAACCCGGATAGCTTCGCGGTCAACAACTCGCTCCAGCGGTGCCTGACCAAGGCCATCGCCTATCACGGCCTCGGGCACTACATCTACGCTGGCGAAGACCTGCCGCAGCAGGAGGCCCCGCAGAGCCCCGCAGAGGCCCGGCAGACCGGCAACCAGTCTGCTCAGGTGTCGGGGGTGCAGGCTGGGGCAGCGGCCTCTACCGGCGCTCCCAAAGCCTCTGCTCCGGTAAGCACGGATCAGGCGCCAGAAACTGTCGCCGCGACGTTCATGGCGTTCATCCCGACATGCAATGAGATGAAGGAACTGAGCGGCTTCTACACCAAGAACAAGGCGGCGATTGCCTACTTGGAGTCCACCAAGCCAGACCTCCACGCGCAGGTCATGGCGGCATTCTCGAAGCGCAAAGCAGAACTGAAGGAGAACTGAGATGAACGACCGACAAGTCCGTGAGGGCGGCGTCCTCTTCGTGAACAACCGCAAGCAGCAGCAGAACCACCCTGACTTCACCGGCAACATCTGCCTGTCGAAGGAAGCGGTGCAGAGCATCGCCGATCAGGTGCGATCTGGTGTTGAGTTTCCCGCCCTCGACCTTGCCGCATGGAAGAAGGTCAGCAACGGCGGCAAGCACTTCATATCCATCAGCGCCAAGAAGCCATACGAAAAAGGTCAGCAGGGCGGCGGCAACAGCAACCGCCGCAGCCCGCAGAGCACGCCGTTCTCGATGGGGTCTGGCAATGACCTCAACGACGAAATCCCTTTTTGAAATCAAATGCTTATACCGAAGCACATAGCAATCAGAGACGAGGCATACCTCAATACCGTGAGGGGTTTGCCTTGCCTCATCTGCGGCAAGCCGGGAGAGGCGCACCATGTCAACCACGCAGAGGCGCGCGGTGTGTCCCTCAAGGTGGGTGACAACTGGGTCGTTCCCCTTTGTCACCCATGCCACATGACGCTCCATCACTACGGCAATGAGTCTGTGTGGTGGGCGCTAGAGGGTGTTGATCCCATAGACTGGGCAAGCAAAAACTGGAGGAAGTACAATGACGCATAATCACAACGCTATCTGGTCGCGTGCCGACTTGGACAAGATGTTGAAGATGGCAGAGGCCGGGTACGGGAGCGCCCGCATCGGGCTCGAGCTTGGCAGGACGAAGGCCGCTGTGTCGGTAGCCCTGTGCAATGAGCGCAAGAGGATTCGCAATGCGGAGCTCGATGCAGCGCCAGAACAAGACCCCTCTGGGGGCACATCGCATCTCGGTGAGGTCGTCAAGAAGAGCGCTGTTCCGGGTGGCACCGAGCGCATATCGTACCGCATCGACGAGGCTGTGAAGATGACCGGCATCGGCAGGACTACCATGTACAAGTTGGTTTCCGATGGAAAGCTCAGGGTCGTTCGTGTCGGTGGGTGTACCCTCATTCCCGCTGATGAACTGAAGGCGCTTTTCGCCCCCGAGAAACCCAATGACGGTTTCATCTCAAGGTTCTTCAAATGGAAGAAGTGAGGAAAGCCGCGATCCACTTCGAGGCAGTCAAGGTCTCGATGAACCAGAACAAGGAGGGGATGGCTCTGCGCCTCAGCATCCACCCCAACGACTGCCCGCAGGAACTGCTGGCTGACTGGGTCGGGACGCGGTACATGGTCGCCATGGTCAAGTTGACGGACGACGATCAGCCTGACATGCGCGACGAGCAGAGACGTATAGAACGCATGATCGCATCCGCTGGGATGCTGTGCAGGAACGAAGAGTTCTACGAGTTCCTGTTCGAGCACGGCATGTGTGACTTCGCAACAGAGGCTGACGCGATGGAGAAAGAGAGCACCAGCGCGGTCAAGTCGTTCTGCAATATCAAGAGCCGGGCCGATCTTCGCGATAGCCCAAAGGCCAGAGAGATGTTCGAGTCGCTCAGAGACCGTTTCAAGGAATGGAAGAAGGCACAACCATGAGCAACCCGGAACTCCTAGACATGGGCGAGATCGCAGCGATGCTGTCCGTCCACAAGAAGACCCTCTATCGCTTCATCAAGGACAACAAAGACCCCACGTTCCCGAAGCCGATAGTGTTTGGACCGAAGACACTGAGGTGGGTGAAGCAGGATGTCGAGCAGTGGCTGTCGAGCAGGGCCACCGCATGAAAGAAGAACCGGGCAGTGCCCGGTTCCTCTACAAGAAGTTCATCTGAACTTTCAGATGTCCCTCATGAGTTGGTTGGCGCGAGCGGTGAGTTGCTGCCTCCGCTCGTCCAGCCTCTCCAAGATGAGACGCTTCTGGTCTTCAGGTAGTCTGCCTTCCCTGACCTGACGCATCTGTCTGGAGAGTTTCCTGAGAGCATTGTCAATCGCACGAACGGCGCCAGAGACTTTCAGTTCATCAGAGAAGCGCTCACGGGCATCAGCAAGGCGCTCCGTGTTGCCCTCCTCTACGGCAGCCTTGACCTCATCAAGGGCGGTCAGGACGCGGTTCCTCTTCTCGACGTAGGCGCCTGTATCTTCCCTTGTCGTGACGGTGCCTATGATCTTCCCGAAGATCGGAACATTCCTGACCACATCTTCAGAGAAGCCCTCATCATACGCCCTGAACGGCGTCTCTGCCGTCCTGATGACAAAGCGACCGACGCCACCTGTCAGATACTCAAACCAGAAGTCGATGAGATCAGGTGACACATCGACCATACCCTTCACTTCTGTCGTGCCGCCGGTGACAGAGTTCATGGCGTTGGCCAGCCATACAGCCGGAACACTTGTGGTTGACCAGTAGAGTTGGCTGGAGGGAGTCCTGTCGCCGGGGAAGCCTTCCTTATAGACAGGCTGGTTGGCAAAGTTCTCGTTCTGCCAAATGTCGATGAACGGATCGAGCACGGTTGGGGAGGCCGCGTTGGCAAAGCTCTCGCTACCGCCAATCGGGTTAACCGTATCCAGCATGGTGCCGACAATGCTCCCGGCAGCCTCGCTTGGCTCATACGCTCCGCGCGACAGACGTCCCATGGCGCGGCCCAAGTTGTGCGCCATGTTCAGGCCGTAGGGCATCGGGATGGAGATGTACGAGCGATCAGTGAAGCCGAAGACATCAGGCAGGATCAGGTTGTGCTCGAGGACGTACTCAGGAATCTTGTCGTAGAGCTTCTCGCCATCCTCATCGTCTCCCGACATTATGGCATTGAGGTAGTCCTGCATGATGCCAACGCCGATTGCGGCAGCCCAGAACTTCTGAACCTTCTTTGACCTGAGTGCCGCGTTCAGCATGGCGAAGGAGCCCTGAAGCGAGGCGTTGTAGAACAGGTACATGGCGTTCATGAACGTCTTGTAGTCGCCGCCCTTGGCAAAGTTGACGGTGATGTTCCGGGCAGCCTGAGCCGCACGCTGAGGCGTGAAGCCCTTGTCGAGTAGGGCCTTGTAGGTTGTGACGCGGATGCCGTTCTCGATGACCGTGTTGTAGTCCTCGACGAAGCTAAGGAGGGACATCGCCCCCTTGCCCACGAAGCCGTTCTTCACGCGGTTGAACTGCTTGCGCGCACCGCTGTCGGCGATGTCGCCGATGATGCCGCTGATGTTGTTCATCTGGTCGGCAACCGTGTTGACTTGGTTCGTCGCGTTCTGGCCCCCGTTCTTCACGAAGTCACGGTAGATTCTGGCCCACTCGGAAGAGTTGTCGTTGTTGCGGATGGATTGCTTGATGCCGCGAAGTGCACCCGGAACATCCCTCACGATCTTCCGCGTCAGGCCATCGATCTCGTACTGAGCCACGTTCACGCCCGCAGTCTGAAGGTCGCGGAACATGTTGGTGATGAAGAAGGCCGGGTTGAGAGAGGTGTTGATGCTAGCCAAGTACCGGTTGATTGTCGCCAAGGCACGGATCAGCCCGTTGTTGTGAGTGGGCGACATGCTCCCCTTGAGGGCGGATGCGATGGCATCGCTCTCCAGTTTGACGATGACCTCCTTGCCGTCCTCCTTCACGACAAAGATGTCTGGCTCGTTGCGGAAGTTCGGATCGAGCACGGTCTGGACGGTCTGGACCACCGTGCCGTCAGCGCGCTTGCGCTCCACGAGGACGCGCTTCTGCACATCCTTCATGTCACCCGGCTTCAGGATGCGGCCATAGGCCTTGGTCTTGGCGGGGTCGGAGCGCAGCAGTTGCAGGAAGGACTGGCCCACCTTGTTCCGCTCTGCCCTGATGATCGCGTTCTGGTTCTGCACGAGCAGGTTCGGGATGATGTTGTCAGCGTAGTCGTAGCGACCCAGAGAGCGCCGGTCCTCCCTGCGGCGGG